TCACCTCGGGGTCGCAGTTCCGACAAGTGGACCGCGCAACCTGCTCCGAAACGTAGAGCATGTGATACAAATCGCCAGCTTGCTTCGATTCCATCAGGACCCTCCATAGAGTCTTGGACAACAAACACCGTGCACGACACCGGCAGCCTGGACGTTGGATCATCCATCCAAGATTGGACACGTCCCGTGCGAGAAATATATGAGGTGGTCATGGGTTAATCAGGTCGTTCAAAACAGGTGGTTTGTAGTTAGGTCCTTTCAGAACCTTGCCGTCAGCACGGCGGATAGGCTTACCGTCTAAGCCAAGTTTGGACATGTTTGATTTATGGACACGATCGAGTGCTTCCTCTAGATCCCATTCCATATTTTCAGCGTATTGAAAGCAGACATACACAAGATCTGCCAGCTCTTTTAGCTCAGCCTCGTAAGGCTCATTGTAAAAAGCTTGGTTGAATTCTTTGAACTCTTCATCGATCAAAGCCAGTTGCATAGTCCGGTTCTCCGCAGAGTTCTGGATCCCATAGGAGGTGCGGAAGTGTATTGCTTGATCGCTTAGGCTTTGATTCTTGCAGTGTTGTGTGCTGGAGTTCATTTTCAAGATAGTGGATAGCCTTTTTAAGGTCTTGAGTCTTTGTGTTATCACCCTTGAAACCGGCTCTGCAAATATATTTAATAGCATTACCTAGATGATAGTTGAGGTCTTGATCCCTAATGAAATCCCAAACCTCTATGGAACCTCGTGTGTAGTGGAGGGGTGATTCGGCCACTGTTTAACTAGATTAGATACGGTGTTAGCTAGGCAGAAGTTCTGCTTCTGCAACGCAAGAAAGATAGTAATGATGTCTTCCTTATCAGCATCAGGGAGGAGATCCTCAAGCCTTCGTAGCTTGAAGCTTTGCTCCATCGTCAGCGTTGTCACTGGCATCGGTGGGACACCAGGGTATGACTGTTCGTTTAGTTGAGTCATATTCTTTGTTGGTGAGAATCTTGGCAAGTCGTGCATTGATTAAGGCGTCCTCTTCAGTCAAGTCTTTGTCTGTGAACGCCTTTACAACGGTGTCCCAGGAATAACCACACTCATCAAACAAAGCCACGGCACGTTTGACACCAATGCCAGGCACACCTGAGTAACCATCGGTCTGGTCACCAGCCAGGGTCTGGATCAAATGCCATTGCCGTCCTTCCTCTTCAGTGATCTCCACAAACTCGTCCATGTTGAACAGCTTGCCGGGGATTTGGCGCATGTCCTTGTCCGGCGAGACAATTACGTTGCCTGGATTCTCCGTTGCGTAGATACCCATGGCATCGTCAGCTTCTAGCGTTGGCATACGAATGACACCATATTGATCAGCTAGTCGTGAAATAACCCGCCTGTAACCGCAGGGCTTCTTTCTATTTCGATGACCCTTGTAACTTGGGTAAATTTTTTTCCTAAAATTTTCAGCGTCACTAAAGAACAGCAAAATTTCAGGTACATCCCACATGAAGTTACCTTTGATCTTGGTTAACTCACGTTGCACATTAGCCATTGCCTCACTGAACCTACTAATGACCATGATGACGTCGTCACCCCAGTCAATATCTGTTTCAGCCGCTGCACATGATTTGTAGACAATGTAGTCAGCGTCAATGAGTAGTTTCATCAGTGGACCTCCGCCCAGTTCTTCCCTTGTTTCGCTTCTGCTGCGATTGGGACTCGTAGTTTGTAGTACTCGCCAGCCGCTGCAGCGCTGTATACCAGGGATGCTGATAGGTCGTCTGCGTGATCAGGGTGGCACTCGAATTGCAGTTCGTCATGTACAAAAGCAAGCTGTGCACAGCACAACTTTGTTGATTCAATAGTTTGTTGGTTAATAAGCATCCACCGCTTCGCGACCGTGCCGGCTCCTGACTGGAGCAGGTAGTTCAAAGCTTTGTGTGGACTATCAAGGAGGATTTTGCGACCGTCTATCGATTTGACAAAGCCCTTCTCAGACGCCTTTTTGATTGCCTCCAGAAGTTCCGCAAGTCCATCAATAGCAGATACAAACGCCTCCCTGATTTCTTTACCCTTAGTCTTAGCGGTACGCTCATTTAGGGAAGCATCATAGGAATGCCCGATTTTGGCGTCTCCGGCACCATAGATGAAGGCATAGGTAATTGTTTTGATTTGCCGCCTAGAAACTCCAACCCGGTCAGCATTTTGTTGATGGATGTCGCCGTTGAGGAGAGTGTCGGCAAAAGACTCAGACCACCGGCCAAGATAGTGACCAAGCATGCGGAGTTCAATACCTGCAAGATCAGCACCAACCATAATTTGACCTGGCGAGGCTGTGAAGAGTTCTCTGAATTCATGATTACTGGGTACTTGCGCGAGATTTGGTTTGCGATGTGCACATCTGTGCGTGTTTGTAGCAACTGAACAATGATGATGAATACGATTAGCACTCGTACATAGCTTCAGCCATGCGTTCGTGCCTTCCGAGATCATCCCCAATTTCTTCGTAATATCGAGACACTTCAGGAAATCCATCGCAATCGGTGTCCCAATATCCTTGAGAATCACTTCGTCGATGATGGGCTTCCCAGTAGGACTCATCTGGGTTGGCTTCCAACCATGAAATGTTTGCAGGATCCATGAAATATGGTCGCGGGAAGTTGGATTTAACTCTTTGAGTTTCGTGAACGTACATCCTTCTACGTATCCAGAGGTTTTGTTATTTCGTTTAGGAGTAAATTCTGATCCTTTAACGAAAGGATGCCTGTTGCGTAGTAATTCACAAGTTTGCTCAAGCTCTCCTCTGAGAGTTGATGCAAGTTGCCATGCAGCCTTTGTATCAAAGTGCCATCCATGTCGTTCTTGTTCAGCGAGTAATTGTGCAACGTCATGCTCTAACGCGACCCAGTCAGGTAGGGGTGGAAGTGATCGCATAGTTTTTTAGTAACGTTTACGTCTTGTATGCAGTAATCCTGCATTTCTTGTGACCATGTTTGCCAGTCAGTATCTTTTCCGAATTGACCTTTGAATTCACTTAGTCGGTAGCCGTAGCTCTCAAGACTGTGACGCCCCCACATGTATGAGGGCATGTTCTTCCAACGGCCTACAAACTTGCCGTCCTTAGTCTTTGGACCACGATCGATGTCAAGAATGTCAGTGTGGTAGAGCCTTGACAGCAACAACGTGTCTACAACCAAGGCGGATGGCTCAAACCACGGATAGATTTTCTGAAGGACAGGTATGTCATAACCGATGACATTATGTCCGCAGATAGTTTCTGCCTCTTGGAGGATTTGTACACCACGGACAATAGGCTCTTGATCACCTTCGTCGTTGTAGACAAGGGTTTGATCAGTCTCCGTGTCGTAGATGACAAGACAGTGAATACGGGTAACATCATCTAAAAGACCGTCACTTTCCAGATCGAATACCAGCATTCTTCCAAACGTAAGTTTTGTCGATAAACTGGGCTTTGCGTACCATCTCCTCAGTAGGAGGATTAGGTTTAGAAATCGGTAGTTGCGTCGAACTCTGATTCGATTGCAGTTTCATTGAATTTGCAGGTAGATAGGTCGTAAGTCAGTTGTGAGGCGATGCCAACTTCACCTGAATAGCGATTTTTAAGGACTCGCACTGTCGTAGAGCTTGATTCAGATCCACTCTGCTGATCTCGTTCCAAAGCAATAACTGCATCGCTGAGCTGAGCAATAGCTGCAGATCCTCTGAGTTGTCCCAAGGTGACTCGGGCTCCTTCTTCGTGGTTGACATCACCTGATGTTCTCCGTAAGTGTGAAACAAGGAATAAAGAAATGCCTGTTCGCTCAACCAATGACCTCAACTTGGTCATCGTTGTGTCAATCATTCGACGTTCGTCGCCGTCAAGACCGCTGAGCAAAATAGACAGGTGATCAAGGAAAACAACACGGGTCTCAAGAGCAGATGCCATGTACTCGATCCGGTTGTAGATGTGGTCCGGGTCGTACGATCCAAAGCCATCAAAAAGGTGGAGATTCCACGTTGCGATGGTTTCATCGAATGCCTTAACTAGCTCAGATCGATCATGTTCTCCAAGGTGGAGACTTCGTCCTGTTGCTGCTGACATAAGTCCGAGAGCTGTACGGCGGTTTGACTCTTCAAGTGCCAGGTAACCGACCCGTTCTCCTTTG